TATTGTTAAAAACTAGCAATGATTTAGGTTATAGTGTGAGTGGATATAACCAAAAATATATGAATTCATTCAATGAAGATGCTACAGAAGCTTCTAAAATCATTGGATGGGCCTATGATGGTAACCCAATTTATGGTCCTTATGGATATCCTGACCCAAATACTGCATCTTCAGTAAAAAAATTGGAACCAGGTTATGAAATTGACACTTCTGATGTTTTTGATAGACCCTCAACTACTACTTTTGAACCTGGATTTTTTGTAGAAGACTATAAATTTACTAATTCGGGAGATTTAGATCGAAATAATGGAAGATTTGGTAAAACTCCAGAATTTCCTGATGGAATTTATGCATATTTTGCAACTGTAGACGATAGTGTTGCTCCTATAGTTCCAAAATTCCCATATTTTATTGGAGATTCTTATAGATCTGTACCATTAACTCAAAATATTGATCAATCTTTTGATTTTTCAAACTCTGATCTCATTAGAAACACATTTCCTTATAGAGTTTCGGATCAAAATGCTGATAATGATTTTATAATTGAGACAAATGAGATTTCAAGACAAAAAGCTGTTATAGAATCGGTATCATCTGGTCCGATTGATCAATTATCCGTAATTTCTTCAGGTGATAATTATAAAATTAATGATTCCTTAATATTTGATAATACGAATACTAATGGGAGTGGATTAATTGCGAATGTTTCATCATTAAAAGGTAAAGATATTGTAAATGTAAGTACTGCAACTAGTTCTTATAGTGATGTGGTATTTACGTGGGTGGATAGTGAAAATGTAAAAGTTAATATACTACCATCTCATAATTGGGAAAATAATGATAATATTATAATTTCTGGCCTTTCTACTCAATTATCAGAATTGAATGGTGCTAATGTAGTAGGATTAACCACTTCACTGGCATCTTTGACATATCCACTTGGATCGGTTGCATCCATCGTGGGTGTAAGTACTGAAATATGGGTTTCTAGGATCCCTGAGAATGTTTCTGTAGGAAGTAGTATTAAAATTGGTGATGAAACCTTAAAATTGTTAGAAGTATATAGAAATAGTAAATTATTAAGAGTTGAAAGAGGTGCTATTGGGGTATCTCATACAGCCACTTCTTCAGTATCGTTTGTACCTGATTCATTTAATATTAAAAAGTCGATTAACATATTTGATTCTAAGGTTAATAATAAAGTTTTCTTTAATCCTACAAAATCCATCGGTTTTGGTACAATAACTGGAATAACTTCCACTATGACCTTTGAGTTTGCTGATGTAGATATTACTCAAGCTATTCCTACTCAACAAATTTATCTTCAAGATCATCCTTTCAGTGAAAATGAAAAAATAAGTTATTTACCTGGAACTACTGGAAATATTTCAATTTCAACTTCACCTACAAGTTCTACTTTTACATTACCTTCTACATTATATGTTTCTGATAAATCTGCAAATAGGATTGGTATAAAAACTGGTATTGGAACGATGTTCTCGGATGTCTATTTCCGTAGTGGTGGTGATAATTATGATAATTATTCCTTTGAGAGTAATTATTTACAAGTAACAGGAAAAGTAGAGAGAATTAAGGCAACAGTATCTCTATCAACTTCTCATAATCTAGAAAGGGAAGATATTATTGATTTATCTATTAAACCAAATTTATCTGTGGGTATTGGAACTTCTACATCAGTTGTTTTACAAAGACAAGATAGTACAGGTTATATTTTAGTTAATCCTATAGGATTTAATTCTACAGGTATTAATACTACTACTAATGAATTAACTTTAAGTTCTCATGGATTAAAAACTGGAGATAAAATAGCATATTCTGCTGATCTTTTCCCAAGTGGAATATCTTCCGATAGTTATTATGTTTATAGAGTTGATGAAAATATTATAAAATTATCAGCAACTTCGGTTGATGTAAATGATGAGCCTCCAGTTACTATAGGGTTTGGATCTACTGGTGGTGCAGATCAAATTATTTCACAAGTAAATCCACAACTTTTATCCTTAAAAAATAATAATTTAGTTTTTGATCTATCTCATTCTTCATTGAAAGATTTTAAATTTAAATTATATTATGATAATGAGTTTAAAAATGAATTCGTTTCTACTGCTTCTACAATATTTGATGTTGTGGGTGTGGGAACTATAGGGGTTAATGCTACTTCTACTATTAATTACACTAATAAATTACCAGAAACATTATATTATAATCTAGAGAAATCAGGATTTATTAGTACCACAGATACTACTTCTCCTAATTATTCTGAGATAAAATTTACTGATAGTACTTATAATTCTTCATATAATATTATCGGAATAGGTAGTACTACTTTTGATATTTCATTAAAAGAAGTACCTGAAAAATTATCCTATACATCTTCTGAGTGTGATTCGTTAGAGTATACTACTTCTTCTTTAACTGCAAGGGGTGGTATTAATAATGTCAGTATTTTATCGGGTGGAATTAATTATAAAAAATTACCTAATTTTGTTGGATCTTCTTCTACGGAAGGAACAGGTGGTTCTATTGTGGCCAAATCCACAAATGTTGGTAATTCTAATAAGGTAAGAATTATTAATGAAGGATTCGAATATTCTTCTGATAAGACATTACAACCTTCTGCTTTTATTTCTCCACTTATTATTATTGAAAATTCTAATACGATAGGTATTATTACAGTAACTTTTGGTGGAAATGATTATATAAATGCTCCTCTTATTAAGATGATTAATCCTACTACAAGGGAAGTAATTGATAGTGGTCTTCTTGAAGCAGAATTAACTAATGCTACAATATCTAATATTAATCCTACAGTTCTTCCAAGTGGACTTCCTAATGGTGGAATAGAATTATTTGCAGTACAGAATACTAATGGAGTTTCTATTAGTACTATTTCTTCCAATTCAACAGGAATATTTACATGTTTTATAAACACTCCTTCAGCAGGATTTGGGGTAGTACCTTTTAATGTTGGTGATGAAGTATTCATTGAAGATGTGGTTAGTACTGGAGGTACTGGATTTAATTCTGCTGATGTTGGATATAGATTTGCTAGAGTTAGTGGATATACTGTGGCTGCGACGGGAAGTAATGATTCTGTGACTATAGATTTAGCAGGAATAAGTACTAATCCTGGTATAGCTGCTACAGATCAAGGTAACGTAGCTTCTCTTATAAACAAAAATAATTATCCTACCTTTGTAAGCAATTTAATACCATCATACTTTAGAAAAGGAGAAAAAATATTATCCAATTCTATTGAAAGGGATTTAATTATTACAAGTAGTGAAAGTGATTATATTAAAGTTTCTGGTACTTATATTTTAAGTGTTAATGAAATAATAACAGGAAAAGATTCAGGTACTGTAGCTAAAATTAATGATATTACTGAGAATAGAGGTAGATTTTCAGTTAATTATATGGTCAAGAAGGATATTGGATGGGCGGATGATATTGGATCATTAAATCTCGATACTCAAGTTACTCCTGATAATGATTACTATCAAAATATGTCGTACACTGTTCAAAGTACACGTACTTTTGATCAATTAAGAAGTCCTGTTTCTTCTTTACTTCATACTAGCGGTCTGAAAAATTTTGCTAATACTGGAATTACTTCCACCTCCTCTGTTGGAATAGGTAGTACCGATTTTTCAGTTGCTATTCAGGACATTACTGAAGATAATAGAGTAGATACAGTTTATAATTATGCATATGCTTTAGATTTAGGATCTGGAAATTCTTCAAATTCTATAAAAACACCAAATAAAGTTTTTACTGCATATACTTTAGCGAAAAGTAATGAAGTTTTAAAAATTGACAATATAAAAAACCAATTCTCTAATTTATCCAGCGAGTTAACTAGTTATCTTAATATTTTAGAAATAGCTTCTAATACATCATTTAAGAATTTCTTATTTAGAACTAGTAATTCGGATAATAGTGATGTCCAACTTACAGAGTTGGTGATATTAAATAATGGATCTAATACCATTCTCTTACAAAAAGGTGATTTAGAAGATGAAGGAAATATTGCATCATTTAATATTGTAACTGATGCAACAGGTAAGACTTATTTGAGATTTACTCCTTTACCAAATAGTGTTGATTTTGATTATAATATTAAAGCAATTGATTTAGATTATTTAAATAGTACAGGTATTGGAACTCACTCATTAGGGTTTATTGATCTTACAGGAGCTGTTGGAATAGCTACAGTTGATAGTACTCTTGGGGTTACTACAACTTCAATTATAAGTGTAGATTCTACCAAATATAATTCACTATATGTACAAACACATTTAATTAATCAAACCACATCTGAGATGAATTATGTTGAATTATATGTTACTCATGATGGAACAGATACTTATATTGCAGATTCTTT